GAGAAAACGAAGACGATTTAGAATGGAGGCCCCGTAAAAGGGTGTATTATTGATGAAAAGACCCAAGGTTAGACCCTCTAGAACCACCATGGACCCTGTTAATTACGAGAGGGACATAGCTCCTTTTACCCGAAGTGCTGAAAACCGTATTCGTGAAATTAGGCAAGAGTTATCTACCATACCAGAATATCTGAATGCTGACTTCATTGCAGGTAAATCCACGAGAGAGCCTACAAGACTTGATCCTATTTTTGATATGATCACGGCTCTTAAACGTGGTATTCGAACGGTACAAGGTAAAGAAAGCAAATCGTCTTTAGAAGAAAGAAAAAGAAATCTTGAAAGAATTATCAATCAAGCAGAAGAATATCAGAACTCTGCGATAATGAGAGATGCTGACGGACAAAGTTATGGTATTCTATCAGGACTACTACCAAGTGAAATGGAGGAGCTTCGCGCTAAAAGCTCATCATTTACTAAAGGCGGACGAGCCGAGATCAAAGGAAATGAATTTAAAGGAACATTCTAATGGCATTACCACCTAACATGGTCACACCAGGTTTAGATCTGGACGACACAGAAGGACTACCAGACGTAGAAATTCCTATCGACGCACCAGAAGAATTTGAAGGTGGGGCAGAGGTCATAGACGACGGGATGGGCGGAGCCATTGTTCAAGCTCTGATGATGGCAGATGAAATGCCACAGGAAGAGTTAATTCCGTTTGACGCTAACCTTGCAGAGTTTCTGGACGACGCGATCCTTGGATCGTTGTCATCGGATTTGAGGGGATCTTACAAGGATGATCTCGATTCAAGGTCTGAGTGGGAAGACACATACGTCAACGGTCTTGACCTATTAGGTATTAGAACAGAGGACAGAACAACGCCGTTTGAAGGGGCAAGCGGCATTACCCACCCGATGGTAAGTGAGAGCGTGACACAGTTCCAAGCACAGGCATACAAGGAACTGCTCCCGTCGGGTGGGCCAGTTAGAACCAACATCGTGGGTTTGAAGGACCAGGCCCGTGAGGAACAGGCTACTCGTGTCAAGGATTTTATGAACTTCCAGATCACGGAAGTCATGGAAGAATACGATCCAGACATGGATCAGATGTTGTTTTACTTACCGCTATCGGGGTCAACGTTTAAGAAAGTGTACTTTGATCCTACGAAACAGAGGGCGGTATCGAAGTTTATTCCAGCGCAGGATCTGGTTGTGCCGTATTCGGCTACGGATCTGGCGACGGCAACGAGGGTTACGCACGTTCTACGCATGGACGAGAACGAAGTTAAGAAGATGCAGTATGCGGGAATGTACCGCGACATTGATTTAAAAGCATCGGAAGAGTCGGATGAGAATCCTGTCAAGCAGAAGGTCAACGAACTAGAAGGGCTATCGAAGAACTACAGTGACGATGTGCTGACGATCTTGGAGATCCACGCAGATCTGGACATAGAAGGGTTTGAAGACACAGATCCCATGACGGGGGAGCCTACAGGCATAAAGCTCCCTTATATTGTTACGATTGACGAAAACTCCAACCAGATCCTGTCTATTCGCAGGAACTACGGCATGGACGATCCGATTAAGAAAAAGACTCAGTACTTTGTGCACTACAAGTTCATGCCCGGTTTGGGTTTCTATGGGTTTGGTTTGATTCACATGATCGGTGGCTTGGGTCGAGCGGCTACCAGTTTGCTCCGTCAGTTGATCGACGCAGGAACTCTGGCTAACCTTCCCGCTGGTTTTAAGGCCCGTGGAGTGCGGGTACGCAACGACGATGAGCCATTACAGCCCGGAGAGTGGAGGGACATTGACGCCCCAGGAGGGAGCATCAGAGACGCTATCATACCACTTCCGTACAAGGAACCATCGGGCACATTGGCGGCTATGCTAGGAGGACTGGTACAGGACGGTCGTCGTTTCGTAGCTTTAGCTGACCAACAGATTGGGGACATGAGTAACGAGATGCCTGTTGGCACAACGGTTGCTTTGATTGAGCGTGGCATGAAAGTCATGTCTGCGATTCACAAACGTCTGCACTACGCACAAAAAACGGAGTTTCGTTTATTGTCGCGTATCTTCGCTGAGAACCTTCCTCCCATGTACCCGTACGCGGTCGCGGGTGCACCATCACAGGTTAAGGCGCAAGACTTCGATGGCCGGGTTGATGTCCTCCCAGTCAGCGATCCGAACATCTTCTCGATGGCGCAGCGGGTGACTTTAGCTCAAACGCAGTTGCAGTTGGCGCAGTCTAACCCCCAGATGCACAACTTACATGCAGCCTATCGAAGGATGTACCAAGCATTGGAGGTGCAGAATATAGACGAGATATTGCCACCTATGCCTAAACCACAGCCACAAGATCCAGCATCGGAGAATGCGGCTATGATTGCAGGTAAAACACCACAGGCATATCCACAGCAAGATCACGATGCACACATTGCAGCGCACATATCTCTGCTGGCATTGAGCATACTGCAGCAGACACCACAGGTATTGGCAGCGTTGTTCAGTCATGTATTACAACACGTTAATATGAAGGCTCGTACGATTGTGCAGGGTGAGATCCAACAGCAACAGGCACAGCAAGCGGCGTTGATGCAGGTTGGAGCACAGCCGCCTATGATGCAACCTATGGCACCAGACATGGTTGAGGCTCGTGTAGCGCAGGTAGAGACTCAGTTACTACAAGAGGTTATGCCTCTATTGACATACAAAGGACAGGACGGACAGGAACAAGATCCGCTCGTCAATATTCGTATGCAGGAGTTGGCTATCAAACAAATGGAGAGTCAGCAGAAAGCATCGCTCGATCAAGCCAAGCTTGACTTAGAGCAGATGAAAATGGAGCAACAAGCTACAACAGATTCAGCTAGACTAGAGCTTCAGGAGCAAATCGCAGATGAACGCAACGAGGTAAACCGTGAGCGTATTGATGTGCAACGTGAAGCTGTAGCCCGTAGAGGATACAGATAGATGTCAGATAAGCTACCAAAGGTCAGTATTGCTGTAGTCGGGGTTGTAATAGCCCAGATTGGTGGTTTTATATGGTGGACGGCACAGCAAGCTAGTACGATAGCTAATCTTGAAGAGACGGTTAATGTTCTGACCGTAGAAAACAATGCTACGGATAGGACAAACCTGATTCGAGATGTAGAAGCAAACAGTGAACAACTTGATGAAATGATCGACATACTTGTAGAAGTCTACGAGGATATGGAAGATGGCGATAACGAAATTTGGGAAGATATAGATCAAATCCACGAGGACGTTGGGGGAATGGCAAGTCATATGATGGCGATTGTTAAGCTACAATCTAGAGTCAAGACCTTAGAAAACACATTAGAATTTTTAGCAAGACGTCCAACAATGTCTGATGGTAGATAGCGATGGACCCTATAACAATCCTTGCAGGGATAAAGTCTGGTTTAGCCGCTGGAAAAACTGTAGCTGGTCTTAGTAAACAGATTGGACAATTCTTTGACGCAACGGACAAAGCAAAGAAAACTCTACAGAAAAAAGGTGTATCAAGCAAAAGTGCAAATGCTACGGCGTTGGATCGTTGGGCTAAAATACGCCAAGCAGCGGAAGCTGAAGAAGAACTCAAAGAGTGGATTACGCAGCGATACGGAAGATCAAAATATTTAGAGCTTTTGAAAATTAGACGAGAAGTTCTTGCAGAAAAAAGAGAGGCGGAAGCCCAAGCTCGAAGGGATCAGATAGCAAATCAAGAGCTTATGATTACAATTGTTGGTATAGTTGTTCTGCTTATCTTTACGTTTGTAGGAGCGGCTGCTTACCTTCACTACATGGGTTGGATCGATGTGAGGGATTATTTTCCATGATTTATGTATTAATTTTTTTACACTTTATAAACACAGATAACTTGCACTATTACCAAATAGGAACGTATTCGGATAAACAAGAATGCCTCGAACAAGCAGAAAAGGCAAAGATACTGGTAACACACAACTCAATGAAGGTAGCTTGCCTAGAGGTGAACAGCCAACAATAGTAGAACGTGGTAAAAAGTTTGCAGCGTACGATAAACATGGTAAGCTCATCATATTGGGGTACAATAGAAAGATAGTACAGGAGTATGCAGATGCCCAAAGCAAAATACGATCTTAATGATAACGGCAAGATTGATCCCGAAGAACGTGAGATTATGTTAGAGGATCGTCGTAGGATCATGATGGACGCTGATGCCAAGCGTGACGCACAGCGTAGGATGGCGTGGTTTAGCCTTACAGGTATGCTTTTATTTCCGTTTGGTGTTGTTTTTACGGAGTGGATGGAATTACCACAAGCTTCTGAAATGCTATCGAGTATGAGCAATATATATTACGTCAGTATTGCTGCTATAGTTGCAGCTTATTATGGGTTTACAAATATGGGGTCTAGAGACTAATGGCACAACTAACAAAGACAAAGAAAAGGACTTTGAATAAAGTTATAAAAGGTCTGACTAAAGCCTCTAAAACACATGCTAGTCAGGCCAAAAAGCTTAAAAAGGTTGTAGGAAAAAAGAAATGATAGGACAATTATTAGGGCCAGTAGCAGGTCTAGCTAGTAGTTGGCTTGATGCAAAGACTACAAAGCAAGCTGCGGAAGCGAAGCTAAAGCTTACAGAAGCCGAGGCTAAAGCAAAGATATTACTATCAGAAAAGACAAGCGTTGCTGATTGGGAACGCATCATGGCAGAGAACAGTAAGACATCCTGGAAAGACGAATTTTTCGTTATTGTGTTGTCAATTCCATTAATTTTGGCGTTTATACCAGGTGCCGAGGGCATCGTAGACAGAGGCTTTGAACAACTCCATAAGGCACCAGACTGGTATTTTTACAGCTTGGGCATTGCAATTTCAGCCTCTTTCGGTGTGAAAGGGTACAAGCAATTTACTAGGAGAAAATAGGTGGCTGATCCTAAAAAGGGTACAGGTAAAAAACCAAAGGGAAGTGGTCGTAGGCTTTACACAGACGAAAACCCAAGGGACACTGTTTCTATAAAATATGCGACTGAGCAAGACGCTAGGGATACAGTTGCTAAAGTAAAAAGAATTAAGAAACCATTTGCTAGAAAGATACAAATCTTGACAGTTTTAGAGCAAAGGGCAAAGGTCGCTGGAAAAATGAAGCAAGCTCAAATTGCAAAAAGAGGCAAGGAAGCTATTAGGAAACAGAGAGGCACAGCGTAATGTACACCTATTTTGTAAAGTCTATAGATAGAGTTGTTGATGGCGATACCGTAGACATCAGTATAGATTTGGGTTTTGACCTTACTAAGAAAGAGCGTGTCCGGCTTGCAGGTATAGATACACCAGAAACCAGAACCAAAGATACAAAAGAAAAAGAGCTAGGGTACGAGGCTAAAGAATTTTTAGAAATCCATCTAATGAAAGCATCTAAACTCACTGTAAAGACAGAAAAAGACGGCAAGTATGGACGTATGCTTGGTTGGCTTTATAAGACAGAAGAGGACGAAGTATCTATCAATGAACTTATGATAGATAAAGGTTACGCTTGGGCCTACGACGGTGGCACCAAAGAAAAGAATCTTGACGAACTTTTAGCAAAAAGAGATAAGGAAGAGATATGAGTTTTAAATTAAGCAGACGTAGTCTTGATAGACTAGAGGGAATCGACGAAAGGTTACAGACTGTTGTAAAAATGGCAATAACACTGACCAAAACCGATTTCGGAGTGGTGCAGGGTATGAGAACCCTTGAACAGCAGAAGGAACTTGTAGCCAAGGGCGCATCAAAAACCTTAAAATCTAAACACCTTGAGGGAAAAGCTTTTGATATCATGGCGTTCGTGAACGGACGGGCATCGTGGGAGTTGAACTTGTACGATGATTTGGCTGATGCAATCAAAGAAGCAGCTATACAGGTAGGAGTTCCTATTTGCTGGGGCGCGGCATGGGCTGTTCCTCAAAAGGGTTATCCGATGGATATCCGTAAGTGGGAAGGCACTATGGAGGAGGCCATGAATGCCTACATAGATCTACGTCGATCTGAGGGTAAACGTCCATTTATCGATGGGCCACACTTTGAACTCATAGATTAGGAGCCGGATATGAAAACCTCATTAAGACCGAAGATCAGACCAACCAAGAGGCCAAAGCTTAGACCATCTGAAGAGGAGATGGCGGACATTGAAGCCGGACGTACAATCAGACGTGCTAATCGATTAAAGAAATTAATTGAAAAAGAAGCCGAGGGTCTTCTAGATAAAACACCTTTAGTTCCTATCAAAGAGCCAACAGGAGAACCTGTCAGAGAGTTTGAACTTGGTGGCGATGTCCGACACAACCCGAATAGAGGTAAAACATATTAATTCATGGACGGTGTTGATTTCGCAAAATATATCTATAAGGTACTACGAGAGCGCGAACAAGATATTGCAAGTGCTCTCGCACATGATGCTGCTAAAGATTGGGAGCAGTACAAACTCATGGTAGGTGAGATACGGGGCCTTACCTACGCCCGTGAGGAGATTAAAGCCCTGCTGGAGAACCACGTAGACGATGTCGAAGACCTTATATCTTCCTGAACATGTCGCGCAGAAAATGAATAAAGAACGGGAGGAGGCTAAAGAAGCCGACTCAACGTCTGTTGAAGGCGCATATGTTGACGCGAAAGATCGCGTATTAGATCCATCACTCATAGATAAACCACTTACAGACCGTTTGCCTCAACCAACAGGCTGGCGGGTTTTAGTTATGCCTTATCAAGGTGCAAGCAAAACGCACGGAGGTTTATATATTCCTGATGAAATACGAGACCGTGAAGCGGTAGCCACGGTTGTAGCGTATGTTTTAAAGATTGGACCACTGGCTTACAAAGACCCAGACAAGTTTGGGCCTGATTCAGAGCCATGGTGCAAAGAAGGCCAATGGGTATGCATTGGTCGGTATTCTGGTTCACGATTTAAAATAGATGGGGGCGAAGTTCGTATAATTAACGACGACGAAGTGATCGCAACTATTTTAGAACCAGATGACATAAAACACGTCTAGGAGGAAAAGATGGCAGAAGAAACTATTGAAGAGCAAAAACCAGAAGAGGAAGGCGTAGAGATTGAACTTGACGCTCCTGAAGAAGCTAAAGAGGAGGCCAAAGAAACTACGCCAGAACCGGAGGTTGAAGTAGAGGTAGAAGAACAACCGGAGGAGGTTGCTGCTTCTGAAGAACCTAAAGATGAGGTAGATGAATACGGTGCTAAAGTACAAGCTCGTATAAAAAAACTCACAGAAAAGTATCGTAAAGAGGAACGTGACCGAGAAGAAGCTGTCCGTATGGCAGAAAAACTTCTTGAAGAAAACAAGACACTGAAGTCTCAGGTCAAGAACTTAGATAAAGGTTACGTTAGTTCTGAGGAGTCCAGGTTAGAAACTGAAATCGACTCTCTGAAACGTCAGTACAAAGAGGCGTATGAGGCTGGAGATACGGATGCAATGTTTGCTGCACAGGAAGCTTTATCCAAAGTTGCAGTGGTTCAAGACCGTGTTCGTTTAGCCAAAGATCGCTTAGATCGGGAGAAAGATGTAGAGGAACAGGCACAGCAACAACCTGTTCCGCCGCCTCAACCAGCAGCTAAGCCAGACCCCAGAGCAGAGGAATGGGCTAATAAAAACACATGGTTCGGCTCAGATGAGGTTATGACTTACGCAGCGTTTGGGATACATAAAAAGCTTGTCGAAGAAGAAGGGTTTGACCCGCAGACCGATGAGTATTATACTGAGGTAGACAAACGCATTCGTTCGGAGTTTCCACAGAAGTTCCAAACAGCGAAGAAAACGGGTGGAGCGCAGGTCGCACCTGCTGCCGCTTCAGCAACCCGCAGCACAGCAAAACAGGGGCGCAGGTCGGTGAAACTATCACCATCACAAATTGCGATGGCGAAACGTTTAAACGTACCGCTAGAAGAATACGCTAAATATGTGAAGGATTAAGCTTATGGCAGATAGAACACCACGTAAAACCACCACACGAGAAGACAACTCTCGCAGAAAACCATGGGCACCGCCCAGTCACCTACAAGCACCTGATGCCCCTCCGGGCTATGTGCATCGTTGGATTCGAGTCGCAATGCGTGGCGAGGAAGACAAAATGAACGTCAACTCCAAGCTACGTGAAGGATGGGAACCCGTCCGTAAAGATGAGTATCCAGACTATGAAGCACCTACTATCGACGAAGGTCGTTACGAAGGTGTGATTGGTCAAGGTGGTCTGATGCTGTGCCGCATACCTGTTGAAACAGTAG